CGTCCTGGTGGACTGGTAGCGAATGTCTAGGCTATGGACTAAGCCGCGCTCATTGGTGAAGGTCAACCCGCGTTGGGCTGCGACGGTAGAGGGGATGGTGAGCCTGACCCAAGTCAGATCCGCCGGCTGAATCGATTGTGTACTGCCCTCGGCTAGGGTTAGGTTAAATAGTGATTGGGGTGCGTTCAGCCGCGCGTACTTGTGGCCGGCGTAGGCGTTCAGGGTGGCTTGAGAAACTGCGAGATTCTCGCCATCGGTCTGGTCATTCTCGCCCCAGCCGGGCGCCGTGCCGGGAGCGATGGCAAAGACGGATGAGACGGTCGACGCGTTCGCGACGATGGCGTTACTGCGCATCCAGTGGACACGCGGGTGCCTCTGCTGAGTATAACGCAGGTTTTCATAGTCACCGGCATCTAGGGTGACCTGTACGGTGGCTGTCCGTGACCCACTGTCCTGCAACATGGGGTCTACGATCACACGCAGCTGACCGCGGGTATTGCAGGTTAGACGATATTCGGGCACTAGGCTTTGTGCCTTGCGTGCAACCTGCTCCCATAGGCTCGCCCCATCGCTGCCTAGCACCACAAAGGGGTAGGTCGTGGTTGTGCCGCTCCAGGTGAAGTCAGCGAGATCCAACGCGGTAGATTGCCACTGCAATAGCATGTGCAGGAAGCGGTCTACATTGCAAGCGGTCATTTCCCCCCACTTGGCAGGGCTGGCCGTCTCTTCCAGTATTTGACTAAACCCCGGCAAGCTCTTCATTCTGCCGGCAATGTCTACCAGGTTAAGGCTAACGTCTCTGAGTGTGGCCGTGTCCCCTGCTTCAATCTCGGTTGGCTCTTGGTCAGCCCAGCCCTGGAATAGAACGTTGGTGCGGTCGCTGCTGCTGGCCGGCTCACCGTCTACGATCATGGCTAGGGTGCCATCAGGGTAGGTATCTACCGAAATACTATCGCGCACGCGCACGGTCAACTCTTGGCCTTCGATACCGATGCCATGACGCTCAATCGTAAAATTCGATATACAGGGGCTGCCAGTGGCTGCCATGGCCAGGATGGGAACGTGGGTGTAATGCGATTGACTATTACTGTCAATGATCCCCAGGGTCACCCAGCGGAAGCCGACAGGAAAGGTGGCGGTCATGGTCGAAGTAGACGACGACCCAACGGTGATTGTCCCATCTCTAACCAACCAGGCGTAAGACGAAATGGTCGCGCCCGGCTCAGTGGTAAACGATGCGGTAGCGGAAAAGGCCACGGTGATCAGGCTGGTGCCGCTATTGATGGTGCCGGCGAAGCCCGCCCCGGCGTTGGCGACGGGGGGAGAGTCCGCGCCGAATGTGGCGAAATCTAAGTCGCTATCCATGTAGCGGGTGCCATCGGTGTCGATGAAAGGAATCTTTGGCCAGACCCGCCAATCATAAAGCACGGTGATGTAAATATTGTCGGATAGGTTGACTTCACCAAACCTCACGCCCTGCGATGCTCGGCCAAAGAAGAGAGTGTTAGAGTCGGCTAACTTTCTAACGCGGCTCACCCCCAAATCGTTCGCCCCTGCTGATGACCCAAAGTAAACGGTCATGTTGGGCAGGATGTTGCTAAATGAGCCGGTGGTTACGGTGTCGTATTCGACTTCATCCGCCGGGTAGGTGAAGGATGCCTGGTTCACGCGTGCCGCAAAGGCCACGGTGGGTGCATGGAGGTATAGGCGCATTAGAGGGCCACCAAATCCCTGACAATGATCTGAATCCCACGAATGAAGTAATTATCTCGCGTTACCTCACCACGCAAAGCAAGCCCATTATAACGGGTGTATACCTGCAATGGGGATGGAACGTAAACCGTCACGTTGGCACTCGTAGCAGACCCTAGCCCAAACTGTGTCAGGAGCGTAGCCAAGTCGGTAGAATCTTCGATCACATCCCATGTCAGGATTGCATGGAGGCCCTCTTCATGGATTGCCCCGTCCGCGCTGTGCGTCCGACGCGCGTAGCGCGCTCCTTCTGATCGAGGCTGGGGTGCGACTGTGTTTAAGCTGACCAGGGCCACCCCTGAACCGGTTGCAATTTTGTATGAAGATGCCATCAGTTCGCCGCCTCTTCTAATATCTTTCGCAGGTGAATGTCAACCTGTCGCGCTATGTCGCCTTCTGACTGGCCAGGGGCCGCGTACACGTTGATGGCCCCCTCTGCTACATTGATGCTCCGATTGCTGACGCTGCCCCCGCTCGCGGCCCGCCCTGCCGGCGTGATTGCGCTGGCAGCGTCAGCCCACGATGTGGGGAAATGGGGCGCTGTCTGTGGTCCCTGCACCGGCGCGTTGGGGAATTGCGCTTTGACTTGCTCCCAGAACGTATTGAACGCCTTCAAGCTCTCGGCCTGTTGCTGATTCTGCATGTTGCGCCAGGCCTGTTGGTAGATGCCCAAATCGCTCAATTGCTGCGTAAATGACTCGTTGAGCGCTGCCCGTTCCTCTGCGGCCTGTTGGTCAATCTGGGCTAGCCGCTCACTTTGCGCCGCGTCCATCTGCGCTAGTTGCTGCGCTTGGTCTTCCGCTTGCCGTTCCAAACGCAAAGCTCTATCCTCGTCTTCCAAGGCCTGTTGCTCGGCCTGATTCTGGATCATATCGGCGATTCGTTCGGCGTCTGCTTCCCTAGCCGCCTGCAGGCGCTCTTGTTGATTTTCGTGCTCTTGTTGCAGTCGCTCGGCTAGGTCTTCTTTAAGCTTGTCCTGTTGCGTCTGGAAGGCTTCGGAGGCGTCCTGCTGCTGCCGTGCGTAGTTGCGTTGTTCGTCACGGACCGCAACCGCATCCAACCGCGCCGCGGCATCCATGAGCCTATCCCGATGATCACGCGCGGCCCGTTCGCGGTCGCGGTTATAATTCGCTTCCAACTCCGTCAGGCGCTTATTGCCATCGTCGCGTATCTCGGCTACCCGCTCGGCCAGGTCGCTTTGCCAAGCGGCCTCTCGTTTGGCGGCCTCGGCCTGGATGTCGGCAATCTGGCGCGCCAGTTGCGTAGCTGCCCTTGCGCGGGAACGGGCGAAGTCTTCGGCGTCTCTGGCGATGCCTAGCTCATAGTTGGCGATGGCTTCGCTGCGCTGTTGTTCATACTGGCGCGTCGCGTCAAGCCGCGCTTTGCCGGCATCCCGTTCGATGCGCGCCGCGTCCCGCGCCCAGGCTGCAATGGCTTTGTTGCGTTCGCCCATGTCGGGACCAGTGCCACCACCCCCACCCGCAGAGCCGCCGCCTGTCGACGCGCTTGCCGCCCCACCCGGTGGAACCATAAAGTTAGAGAAGCCTTGCATGGCCTGTCGGTTGCGCTTGGTCAAATCGGCAATCATGGCGTCAAACATGGCGTTGCTCGTTTTTTGCAACCCCGCCCCGCCGGCGCTCATGCCACTGCCTAGCTTACTCAGCGCATTGCCCCCCATCGCACCGGGCAACATGCCACCGATGGCAGATACAACCCCGCCCATTGCGGAGGCCGCACCGATGACCGCGTTGACCATCGCGCGCAGGGCATTGATTAGCCCTGTCCGAATCAAGCGATCAATTTCGGAAAAGGTAAAGGCCATATTGACGATCAGCTTGCGCAGGGTGAGCCAAGCTTCCTGCAACCCAAACTCTTGTTGGCTCTTGTTGCCGGTCGCATTGCCCACGGCGTTGACGATGCCTATCCCGCCGGCAACACCCGCCCCAGCCGCTAGGCCAGCGATGCCCGCCCGCCCCAAGCCACCCAGCAGCCCCAAGGCTTTGAGTTTCTGGCCGGCTTCTACCAGTTGGTTAAAGAGCAACAGCGTAGGCGCACCCAGGGCGGTTATCGTCACCATGCCGGCCCCGATGCCCACCAAGGCGGGTGAGGCTTCGCGGAGCTTTGACACCCATTGCGCAGTGCCCTGCAAGATGGGTGTGAGGGCGTTCATTAGGGGTGTAAAGCCTTCGGCCAGCAACTGAAGCGCGGCGTCTTTGGCGACGCGGAAAGAGGCGTTGAAGGTCTGCCCCATTTTTTGCGCGGTTTCGTCGGTGATGCCCATTTGGGTGAGCACCGTGTCCAGCGCTGCGTTAAAGTCGCCGCCGTTTTTGGCGAGCTCCTCGCGCATTTTGACGCGGCTAATATTGAAGCGCTCGACCAAGCTCACCATGTCGGTGCCACCCGATACAATGGCCTCGTTGATGGAGAACGCCGCGCCGGTCATGCCCTCGGTCGGGTTGAGGACCGCCACGCGCCTTACGATGTTGTACCAGCGGTCGAGTTCCTGCACGTTGCCCTTGAATGTCGGCAACAGCCGCTCGGCGGTCGCAAGCATGTCTTGGAAGGGCAAACCCGCCGCAAAGGCTTTCTTGCGCAGGTCTTCCATGAGCTTCGTGGCGTTGGCAACGCTGCCGGTCATGCCGGCGAGCTTGATAGCGGACTCCTGGAAGCCCGCAGCAGTCTTGACGCCCAGCCCCGCGATGATCCCCGCGCCGATGCTCAGGCCAGACAGTTCCCCGCGCATCTGCCCAATGCCCCGACTCACGGCCAGAAAGCGCGCTTGTAGCCGATGCGCGGCAGTATCAATCGCGCCGAATTGCCGACCTACGTCAGCCGCCACCGACCGCACAACGCCAGTGATGGCCCGCAGTGAGGAGGTATCTATAGAAATGGAGCCATGCGCCGTGCCTAACGATTGCCCGCCACCTATCGGCATTGTGTCAACCCTTCCACACCTTCACGCCCCTTGTATTCATTAGGGACTCTATCCCACTCATCTTTTTCGGCTTCACTGGAGCCGGCAACCGAAAGCTAGGGTCCAGCAACTGAGCCATCGTGTACTTGGCTTCCCATTTTGGCTGCTTTTCCGTGCCTACGTTGTGTTGCTCTTGGCTGGCATTCTCAAGCACAACCCCCACGAAGCCCACTGCATTATCGAACATGTACGCCGCCCAGGAATCCCGAATCTTCACTAGGCTGCTCGGGCGTTGGCTGAACGTCTTCGCGGTCTGGTAGAGTTGCCATACCTGCCTCTTGTCGCTCACGAAACGCACGCAGCACGGTCGAACCGCCGGTCGCCAGTTGGAAGATTGCGATCTTGTCGCTGAACTCGATGTCATCCATCGCTATTTCGTCGTCAGCTTGCGGGTCGGCGACAATACGCGGCGTCATCATGGCCAGAGGCACAACCAGGTTGACCAACTCGGCAAAGCCTTTGGCCGTCTCTACCTGGTCGGCTATGCGGTCGGTGTCCGTCTCTGTCCATAGCGATTTGGCCGCGATGGGGGTCAGCAGGTCGGGCAACTTGCCGCTGATGATGAGTTGATCCAGTGCTACCGGACGCAAGCGGGCCACATTGCCAGAGGGTAAGGTCACGACCTCGCCCTCTTCGCGGGGCTTGCGCCAGGTAGCGCCGGATGTGGGTTTGAATTTGGTCATAGGATACCTACGCGTTAACTGGAATGTTCACAGGTGGCAACACAAGCGCGCTAGTCGATGCGGTCTCGCGGGTGATCAGGTTGATAATCCCGTAACTGGCATCATGCACGGCGCGCAGTTCAACCGAGGGGATAGCAAAGCTACCGTATTCAAGTTGCGCAATAGTGATATTGCCCATGACACGCGCCTTGGGGATGTAGAGCAAGAAATCGCCCGTACCCTCCTCGGCCACCGCGCGCCCGATAAGCCCAATGTACGGCATATTATCGCCGCCGTTAATTCTCAAGTTCTTGATGTTGTTGGGGCTGGCAATGGAGCTTGTGGCCGTGTTACCCACAAGCACCTCAAGCGCCGCGATGGAGATACCGCCAAAGCGCAACGTGACCGTGCCGGCGATGGCGCGGCTTGCCTGTGCGGTAATCTGATCGTCGCCGGTCAACTCCGCACTAACCACATCCATATTCGTGCCCAGTAGTTGAACGCTCATCACGTCCACCGCGGTGCCATACGTGCCGGCCGCCGTCCAGAGAGCAATCTTGCAATCCGCGAGCCCAAATTGAGGGCTGCCCACGTCAAAGGCCATAATACACTTCTCCTATCAAACAGAGCGTCGAGCGTTAACCAAATACTCTTCGCGCTCTACACATGATCGTAAATCGTAATCGAACTGCTGTCCGCTGCCACCGGCCCAGCTTACCCAGAACGCCCCCGTTACCTGCGTTTCTGCCAACAGCGCATAGATACGGCTTTTCATGGTCGTGATGCTGCTGTAGGCATTGTCTTGATACAGCCAACACTCAACAACCTGCCGCGTGCTGTTGTACTTGCCGGTTGGGTCACGTAGGATGAAATCGGGGTTTTCTGCCCGCGCCTTGAGTAGCACGCAGGGCTTAATCACGCCATTGCTATCAAACGCCGCGGTCGTGCTAGTGCGGTTGATGCCCTGCGCGCCGGTCTCATCCCAATCCCACACCCCACCGGTTGCGGTCGCGAGTAGGGTGGCGTCGGCTTCAAGTATGGTTTTAATCGCAGATAAGATCGTCATGAGAAAAGTTTCACCACATCAGCCCACACACGCGGAGCGAAATAATCCAAAGTTGGCTCGATAATGGCGTACTTGTTGCCTTGCCTAGTTGGAGCGAAGTTGTATCTTGGATCGAACCCTTCCAAATATGCTCCATAAATCACACCGTGCGCCATGATTAACTCTAGCGTATTCACCACTTCCGCCGCCGTGGGTGGCACAATCTCAGTATGAAGAGTTTGGACCGCGTTTGCTGTCCTATCGACCCAAGTCTTATTGCTCTTCATATAGTTCTCAATCTCAGGCGCCCACCGTTGCATCACCCCATGCACGCCCCTGCGCACCGCGACAATGTACGCTTCCGCGCCCTGGGGCCACACGGCAAGGGGTGGGGTTGTCCATTTGAAGCCGGCCATTAATACGAGTACCCCACCCGACCAATGTCGGTCTCTCGCTTCGCACCAGGTGGGCATATCATCAAATGGCGCGCTTGCCACCAGATTGACGACCCCGTTGGGATCTCGCCTTTATACTCGGTTTCAACATGCAACTGTTGCCGGTGCTCGCTGCCTATGCCGCGTACCGTGATTATGGCCTTGTCGCCTGTTCGTCTAACTGAGGAAATCTTTCCACCAACCATTACGCCCTCACTCGGAGATATGCCTGAACGTTGTCAACGTGCCCAGGTAACACAATCACAATTTCGTAATCAACTGAGTTCGCCCTAAACCTATCGCCCGCCTTGACGCTCGTATCGGTCACGGTCGGATGATTCTTGTACCCCAGGAGGTAAGCATCGCACATAAACGTTACCCCACCCTCCCCCACCACCGCCCGCTGCGACGACAGCGTTTCCAGCCGCACCACTTGGCTAGCGATAGCCGACCCAGCGCGAATGATCGTGATCGTCGTCGGCTTGCGCGCAATCAGGTCGCCAATGCTGGTGGCGCTCTGTGCGTTGGTCGGTGCGGCCCAGGCGGATAGATTCGGCATTAGCGCCACGTCGCCCTTCTCAACTGCTTCCGGCGTTCGCTGTCAGCCTCTGCCGGCTCCTCTTTGTAGCGTGGCGGAATCTCCGTCATGCCCACGATTCTGACCCCCTGCGTGTTAGTCGATTTCTGCGCTTCCACTTGCCAGAAGCCTACCATTTTTTTGAGATGGTCAAACACCTGTGACCGACTCTCTTTGGTCTGCGCTACCTGATAGTCAATCCACTTGGTGGACGCCACCAGAAGCTGACGCAGGGCCATGTAAACCGCGGTGTTATAGTCGCTCTCAGCGCGCACATATAGCCGCTCCAACTGGGCATCGGTAAAGACGCTCTGATCGTTGGAGATAGCCAAGTCGCCTTGGAAGTCCGTTAGCTGGTCACTGGTCAACGCCATGGTGTTCTCCAATCAACTCTATCAACGCCTTGGCCGAATGTCGCCACGTCTGATTTTCCCTGAGCCACTGCGCACCTGCCGCGCCCCAGTTCGCCGCCATGTGGGGCCGCTCGTAGCACAGCCGCATCATGTCAGCCAGCGCGCCCACGTCGGCTTTCATCCACTGCCCAGCGATGTGGTCAAAATGGCTTGGAATCGGCTCTAAGCGGCCACCATCGACCACGGACGCCCATTGATGCGTGTGGCCGTCGTCTAGCCCCGCATGGGCCTGTACGATGACGGGTAGACCCATCATGGCCGCTTCCCTATGTGGCATTCCCCAGCCTTCGCAGCGCGAGGGGATAGCGAAGCAATCGCCCATCTTGTAAAACTCCCGCATGTCCATGTCATCCATGATGATGGTAATCCGCGGGTCAGGGTGTTCGGCGCGGGCGATTAGCTCCAGCATATCATTGCCATCTGGCCGGCTTTTGATGATCAGCCGGACGTCTGAGGTTTCCTCTGGCCCACCAAACGCCTGGTAAAAAGCTT